TTCTTACAATAAATAAGACCACTGGCTGTTGTTTGCTCCTGCCAGGGAATTGCGGGTTTTGACTAAGGAGTGAGGTTCGCAGTCTCACTCGAAGAGGACAGTAGTTGTCACAGTTGAGAAGAAGTCTTAAGGCTCTGGGCTAGATAAACGTTCATCGGGGTTGCCTATCGGACAGGGTTCTAAGGAGAATAAAGGGTCAGCAATCTCACATTAGATTTTAGCAACTGTAGAAATTGGTTAAACGGAACAAGTCGGGATAAACCAGCTTTCAAACAGCCGACTCCTGCTGGAGTAGGTCCCGAAACACCGCCAAAAGTAGACTGGGCGCTTTCATATGCGACCCCAGACCTTCTTCAGGTGTGTGACAGGCTAGGATCACCTACTATTTTTATTGGGTTATGTGTTTTGAAATTTTCTAGTTTGTTTTGAAGTTTTAAGACTTAATTGGTCAATAGTCCAGTTTAATGACATAGAGGTCAGCCAGTTTAACGACTTGGAGGTCGGGGTAGTGTCTCACTGGCAAAAAGTGTCTGAGTACTCTTCCAACAGACGTTCGAAAGTCAAATGGGTTATGACTCCAGTGCCTGCATAGTGCTCAATGAACAAGTTACGATAGTGGTCAAACACTTTCTTTCCATGAAAGAAGATTTCCCTGAGAGAAGACTCCATATTCTGAAGATATGCTCCTTCCTTTCCAAGCGCTTTCACAGCGGACTTTCGTGTCCACAATGCAATATCCACGCAAAGGTCTAGAGGCAAAGCTCCAACAGTGAATCCCGCAAAGTCGTCATCGGTTCGTGGAGTTCTCTTCAGATACTCAATGGACTCATACTCCATATAGGGCTCGACAATAGGGGTCTTGTCAGGCATAGTGTATTCCATTCCAAAGTACTTCTTGAGACCAAGCTTGAACGTAACCATGTTGAAAAAGGGCGCAGATTCCTTGTCAACAGCAATGAGGTTGTCATCACCATAAGCGACCATGCGAATGCACTCTGTAAACATAGCGATCGGATCGATAACATAGGAACGCGCCAATTGACAGAAG